GAAGAGTATGCATCTCTTCTTTCTGAAGCACTTGGTGAAGCAAACACCCAGATCGACGCATATGTTGATGTTGCCGTGAAAGAATGGCTTTCCGAAAACGCACTTGAAGTGAAGTATAGCCTTCGCACCGAGATTGCAGAAAACTTCATCCGTGGAATGAAAACTTTGTTCCAAGAAAACTACATTGATATCCCTGATGACGAAGTGTCAGTTGTTGACGAACTTACTGAAGCAGTGGAATCATTGAAAGAGCAGCTTGAAGAGCAAGAGCAACTTGTTGAGAGTTCTCAGAAAGAAATCCTAGTCATGAGAAAAGATTCTGTTGTTGAAGATCTTTCCCAAGGACTAACAGTAACACAATCACTGAAGCTTGAAAAAATGTCTGAGAATGTTGAATCTCAAAACGTTGAAGAGTTCAGATACAAGATGGAAAAGTTGAAGGAAGCGCATTTTGTTGATGTTGCTGATGACACTTTCTCATTGAATGAAGAAATTTTAACCGAACAACAAAACGTGAGTGATGAATCTGACGTGTCGTTTTATGCCAACTTTCTGGGAAAGACAGTTAGGTAGCTCTTAGGAGCGTCCCTCTAAGAAAATGAATTTGCACCACCAATAAGAAAAGATTTTTTAAATAATTGACAATCTAGGAGAAACACAAAATGTCAACTGATACTTTAATGGAGAAATGGTCTCCGGTAATTAACCACGACGACCTTCCAACAATCCAAGAGCGTGACAAACGCGCTGTTGTAGCTCAAGTACTTGAGAACACAGAAAATGCACTTCACGAAGAAGCAATGCTTTCAGAAGCATCTCTTTCAGGCGCAGGTTTCGGTGGATCATTCTCTGGTTCCGGCACCAACTCAACAATCAACGCAACTGGCCGCGCTGGCTATGATCCAATCATAATCAGTCTTGTTCGTCGCGCTATGCCACAAATGATGGCTTTCGACCTTTGCGGCGTTCAGCCAATGTCAGCCCCTACTGGCTTGATTTTTGCTCTTCGCGCTCGATATGGCGATGGTCAAGATCCTGCTGCTGCTGAAGCGTTCTATCAAGAAGCATTCCCGAACTACTCAGGTACTTCTCGTTCAAACGCTGCCGATGCCGCAAACCCTGGAACTCACTCTGCTGACGTTTCTGGTGTTGATGCAAACGATCCGTTCGCTGTTCACCGCGCTGATAACCTTGGCCGTGGCACTGATGGCGGAACAGAGACTTTCGCTAACAACCCATTCTCAAGCACTGCTGGTTCGGCTGCTGATGCAACTGCATACAACCCGACTATGGCTGCTGGAACAAGCCCATATGGCATGACCACTCGTGAAGGCGAAGGTGATAACTTCCGTGAAATGTCATTCACAATCGAACGCACCTCTGTTGAAGCGAAGACTCGCGCATTGAAGTCTGAGTACACAATGGAATTGGTTCAAGATCTGAAAGCCGTTCACGGTTTGGATGCTGAAGCTGAATTGTCAAACATTCTTTCAACAGAAATCCTTGCAGAAATGAACCGCGAAGTAGTTCGCACCATGATCTCTCAAGCGAAACTAGGTGGTCAAGGTTTGACTACTAACGGTATCTTCGACTTGGTTGCTGACGGTCAAGGTCGTTGGTCTGTTGAGCGTCAAAAAGGCTTGATGATGCACATCGAAAAAGAAGCTAACCAAATCGCGTTCGAAACTCGTCGTGGCAAAGGTAACTTCATCTTATGTTCTGCAAACGTTGCTTCTGCGTTGACAATGGCTGGTCTTCTTGACTACAGCTCAGGTCTTCAGGACAACTTGAACGTTGACACCACTTCTGGTGTGTTCGCTGGAACATTGAACGGTCGCACAAAGGTTTACATTGACCCATACGCAACCGCTGGTGACTACATCGTTGTTGGCTATAAAGGCACAAACAACATGGACGCCGGAATGTTCTACTGCCCATACGTTCCATTGCAAATGGTTCGCGCGGTTCAATCAGACACGTTCCAACCTAAGATCGGCTTCAAGACTCGTTACGGTATGGTTTCAAACCCATTCGCAGACGGAAAAGGAATCGCGGCTAACAACAATGGTGGCTTGATCGCTCCAAACGAAAACGTTTACTACCGCAAGATCAAAATCGAAAACTTATAATCATCGGCTTCGGCCTGATTCAAGATTTCACAGGAGGCCTTCGGGCCTCTTTTTTTGTTACAAACTTTCTCGGAATAAATCGGAATAGTACTACCCTTTTACTCAGAAGTACGGTATAATAGTTTTATTGAATCGAAACACAAATGAGAAAAGAATATGAAAAACCTACAAGTAATCGCTGGACAAACAATCAAAACTAAAGACTTCGGTCATTTGGAATCAGACTACATCATCGGGACTGTTGACCGCGTGTCATGCACTGGAGAGATCTTCGGAACCGTGATCAAGCGTGTGATGGACAACGAAGACGTTACGGGAAAATATGATGACGGTTCGTTCAGCACAGTTCAAAACGGCTCATCGTTTATGGATGACGCGATGGGTGACCGAATCTCAATCGAAGATTAAAGAGGATCTCTTGATGAGTTCTCTCGCTACCCCTGATGATGGCCTCAATACGGGAATAAACGCCATATTCGGGTTTAATCACCTCTGGAGTTCCTGACAGGGCTGAGTATAAACATGAGTGAAAAGTTTAAAGCGTCTTAATGTTGAACTCTCATGAGCATAAATAGCGTATGGCTAAATTAACAAAAACATTTAATGACGTAATCAATAAGCAGGTGGAGCTCAGTTTCACTCCGGCTCAGAACTTCTTTATGTCAATCGATAATCTTCCTGCTGTTCAGTTCACTGTTCAACAGATCCAGATCCCTCCAGTCAACGGCGGTGAAGCTGCTGTGAGTAATCGAATGAATCCAGGAAAATCTTATGTTCCAGGAGAATCACTTGACTATTCAACACTGGATGTCACGTTCCTTCTCGACAAAGAGTTCAAGGCGTACAGGAGTATTCTCGCTTGGATCAAGGGGATCAACTCAGCCGATGACACGAGTCAGATTCAGGGATGGACTGGGGACTTGAATGGGAATATGGATTACTCGAAGACGATGTCGAATATTACGGTGTTCGGTGCGGATGCAGGTATGAACCCACTTTATCATTGGGACTTCAAAGGCGCGTTTCCAGTGTCATTGGATGGCCCTCAGTTTGATTCGACTCAGCCAGATATTGAATATATCAGTGCAACAGTGAGTTTCAGGTATTCTTACTTCGAACATCAGACATACACGGCTGGTGTTGCCAATGATGACATAATTTAATTTTGAGGGTTTACACTTCAAAGGCAACCCCACAGGGGTTGAACACACAGTGTTCCTATTACCTCACTTACTCATATTAACCACATTAGCCTTAACACTATTTAGCGGGGGCTGATGAGTTTGAAGGGAGTAACTCTACTATAGTCTTTAAAGTCGTTTTTTTAAATAAACATTGCATATTCTTTTTTAAAAAATATGTTTCTTTCCCTATAACATTAATGTTAACCATGGAATGAAATAAAATGATCACACACGAAGAGCTTCTAAATATTTGGGAAAAGGATGCGCCTATCGATAAGGCGAATCTGGACACTGATGCCCTCGCGATTGCAAAACTTCACCACAAATATCTTTCAATGCTCCTTGACATCAAGTCAAAGAAAATAGCATACTCACACAAGCTTGAAGAGTTCAAGAAAGACAAAGAAATCTACTACTCAGGACAGTCAACTTCTGATGTTTACCGAACAAAACCTTTCGACCTTAAACTCAAAACAAAAGCTGGGATTGACAAACACGTCAACACCGACCCAGAAATCGTTTCACTTTCAAAAAAACTTGAATACATGGACATCCTCATTGAGGGTCTGAACCACATTCTTGACCAAATCAAATGGAGAAATAGTTCAATAAAATCCGCACTTGATTGGATTCGTTTTACTTCAGGATCATTATGATAACATTTAGAAAAAAAGATGATGTTTATTTAGAATTTTCGTCATCAGACCGTGGGGAACTGAGAATGTTCTCTGATTACTTTACTTTCGAAGTTGAAGGTGCACGTTTCACTCCTGCATTCAGAAACAAAATCTGGGACGGAAAGATTCGCCTTGCCAACTTGAGAACAAACACTGTTTATATGGGTCTTGTTGATGATATCGCCAAGTTCTCAAAGGATATGGACATTGATGTTGAGTTTGAGGGGTCAAAATATGACTTCCCTGGACTTGACACGAACATCAATGACAACATCCTTGACGGGTTTCTCAAGTCTCTCAACCCACATTCAAAGGGCCAACAGATAATTCCTCATGATTATCAGGTTCGTGCTTTCAAAGAAGCAATAACAAAGCAGCGATGCCTCATCCTTTCACCGACTGCGTCGGGCAAATCACTTATCATTTATGCTCTTATGCGTTGGTATCGTGAAGTCCACAACCGCAAAATCCTCATTGTTGTTCCAACCATCTCTCTTGTGAGCCAACTTAAAGCTGACTTCGATGATTATTCAAACAACTCTTTCACTGACGTCCACTGCATTTCTGCTGGTGTTGAGAAAAACACCGACAAACGTGTCGTGATCACCACATGGCAATCAGTGTTCAGACAACCAGCAGGATGGTTCGCTCAGTTTGGATCAGTTGTGGTTGACGAAGTTCACTTCGCGGAAGCCAAATCAATCCAACAAATCATGAATAACTTATTGGTTTGTCCTGATCGTGTCGGATTGACTGGAACCTTGAAAGATTGCAAGACAAATCAGTTGGTCTTGAAGGGTTTATTCGGTTCGGTGAGAAAGATGATCACGACGAAGGAGTTGATGGAGAGAGGTCAAATCTCACAGCTTGACATTCGGGTCGTGAACTTGGAATATGAGAAGGAAGACACTAAACTCGTGAAGGGTATGTCATATCAAGAAGAGATTGACTTCCTTTGCAAGCACCAAAAACGTAACGAGTTAGTTGCGAAAATGGCGAGGAGGTTGGAAGGAAACACATTGGTGATCTTCGGGCGTATTGAACATGGAAAGATGATCTATGACAATCTCGGTGACGTGGAAGGGAAGGAAATCTTTTATGT